AAGACAAACAATAAAAGAGTTTTGTAATAAGCAGTTTTATCAAGCATTAAATTCAGATAAGCGTTTGCGGATATTTCAAGGCGGTACAAGAAGCGGTAAATCTTGGTCGCTACAACAATATTGTTTGTATTTAATGGACACAGAAATTAAACCTTTGACTATTTCTATTGTCCGTAAAACCTTACCGGCTTTAAAAAGGTCTGTCATTAGAGATTTTTTACATATTAGCAAAAATTTAGGTATGTATTGGAAAGGCGTACATAACCGCTCAGAAAATACATTTGAATATAAAGGGCATACATTAGAATTTTTTAGTGCAGATGATGCACAGAAAATAAGAGGTAGTGCTAGAGATATATTGTGGCTTAATGAAGGAAATGAATTATTGTTCGAAGACTACCGCCAGTTGGCTATGAGAACAAGAGGACATATACTAATTGACTTTAACCCATCTGACCCTATACACTGGATTTATGATTTAATGGAAAGGGATGATGCTGAAACATTTTTATCAACTTATAAGGATAATAAATTTTTACCGCCAGAGTTAATTAATGAAATTGAAAGAATAAAAGCAAAAGATCCTGACTATTGGCGTGTATATGGTGAGGGACAAAGAGCAGTATTTTCTTCAAGGCAGATATTTTTAAATTGGCAATATATACCGCATTGTGATTTCCCTGAATTTGATGAAACAATTATAGGATTAGATTTCGGCTACACACATGATGAAGCAGCGGTTGTTGAAGTCGGCAAAATTGGTGATACTCTTTATGTTCATGAGTGGTTATATAAAAAAGGCATGACAAATAGAGATCTTGCTATATTTTTAAAAGAAAACAATTTAAATCGCTTATTGTGTTATTGTGATAGTGCTGAACCGAAATCAATAGAAGAACTAAGGCAAATGGAAGTTATGGCGAAAGGTGCAATCAAAGGACAAGGAAGCATCACCGCTGGTATAAGTTTATTAAAAGAATTCGACATAGTCGCTTCAATAGAATCTAAAAACCTACAAAAAGAACAAATGAGTTATTTGTGGGAAGAATTAAAAGATGGTACAATTATTAACAAACCGGTAGATAGGGCAAATCATCTAATGGACGCCCTGAGATATTGTGTTTACTCAAAATACAAAAATAGGAATGACTTTTTCGTTGTATAATATAAGAATTTATTATTTTGTATTTTTACAAAAAAATTTACTCAATGGCTTCATGGTTCGATAGGTTCAGAAACTTAATAACTAAAAATTCACAACAAACTGCAAAAGAATATAATCAAGCAATATATAATTGGCTGGGTGAAAGCATACTCTGGAATCCAGAAAATGATGATACTTATATAAATGAGGGTTATAGAAAAAATGCAACTGTATTTTCAATAATAAATATAATTACTAAGGCGGCTTCAACTATACCAATCCACGTTTACGAAAAAGTAAATGATAATGATTTAAAAAGGTATAAAGCAATGACAAGCGGTACTTTTGACTCTACTGTTTTATTCAAAGCACAAAGATTAAAAAAACATGCTTTATTAGAATTAGAACATACTGAATTAGATAGTTTATTAGAGAGACCTAATCCGGCACAATCTTATGCAAGTTTTATTAGCGAGGTTGTTGCATTCGGTAAACTTACAGGTAACAGATACATTTATGGTATTGCACCGGAAACAGGTGAAAATCTTGGCAAGTTTAAAGAATTATATGTTATGCCGAGTCAGATTATGGAAATAGTAAGTGGCGGTATATTTGACCCTGTAAAAGGTTACAGAATTGAGTACAATGGTACTTACGAAATTCCTGCAGAAGAAATGTGCCACATAAAAGATTTCAACCCATATTACGATGGTACTGGTTCACACTTATATGGTCAGTCGCCATTAAAAGCCGGTTTAAGGTCTATGACAACTAATAACGAAGCAATAGAAACCGGTGTAAAGTATTTACAAAATCAAACAGCAAGAGGTGTTTTAATGAGTGATGAGGGTGATTTAAACGAAGCACAAGCACAACAATTAAAAGATAAATTCAGACAAAACTTTCAAGGAAGCAATAATGCTGGTGATGTAATTATTACACCTAAAAAATTATCTTGGGTAAACTTTGGTTTAAATGCAAGTGATTTATCTCTTATTGAGCAATATAATGCAAGTATAAAAGATCTTTGTAATATATATTCTGTGCCATCTCAACTTTTGAATAATGATAAGTCAAGTACATATAACAATATGAAAGAAGCAAAAAAGGCATTATACCAAAATGCGGTAATACCTGAAATGCTTAAAATTAGAGATGAATTAAACAGATGGCTTGTTCCTAAGTATGGCGAAAACTTATACATTGATTTTGATTTTTCTGTAATACCAGAATTACAAGAAGAAATGGACAAGGTTGTAGATCAAATGTCAAAAGCATGGTGGATTACACCAAATGAAAAAAGACAAGCAATGAGTTTTGCTGAAGAAGAAAATGAAGCATTAAATGATTTCTATGTACCGGCAAACCTAATGCCAATGAATTATAGTGATATTGAATTACCTGAACCTCAAGCACCGGCAAGAGATACTGAAGAAGATATTGCAAAAATGTTACTTAAATATGAAATGGTTGGAATGCCAGATTATTTCACTACAAGAGAAGAAGCCGAAGCAAGAGCAAATGAATTAGGCGGTAGCGGTTCGCATGAAGTGAATGTCAATAATGATATATTATATATGCCCTTTAATTCACACGAAGAATACGAAGAAGCAACAAAAAGTAAAAAAAAAGCAGAAACATATACTGACTACCCGCAAAGTGCATCTAATAATGCCAAAAGAATGATAGAGTGGAAAGAAAAACATGGTGATGAGGTAAAAGGAGGTACAAGCGTGGGTTGGCGCAGAGCATCGCAATTAGCATCTCGTAGTGCGATTTCGAGAGATGTTGTTTCTCGCATGGCACAATTTAATAGACATAAAGAAAATGCAACTGTAAATCCTAAGTATAAAAATGAACCTTGGAAAGATAATGGGTACGTTGCTTGGAATTTATGGGGTGGCACGAGCGGTGTTAATTGGGCAATAAAGAAAATGGAGTCAATTAGAAACAATGACTAATGCTTTCAAAGAAAATTACAGATAAATGGCGTGATGAGTATGATAGACAACTTACTTTATCACAAAGACAATTAGCAAGGAAAGTACAGAAATATTATGAAGCCGAATATAACAAAGGTGTAAAAAACTTTGTTGAAACTGGTGATACAGGATATACTTCACTTTTTAAATATTCTTTTTTTGATAATATATATAGAGAATTATACAATACTGTGAGTATGAGGTTTGCTAAATGGTATGCAAGAAACTTTACAGAATATACAGAAAAAAAAGATATAACTGATTTCGAAAGAGAGTGGGACAATGCATTTGATTACTATGCAAAAAAGGTTGCCGCTACAAATGTAGTATTAGTAAAAGGCACAGCACAAAAAACATTAATTAGAATTACACAAAGATTAATGAGAGATCCTGATTATTATACTAAAGGTGCTGAAGAAAGGGCAAGGATTTTGAGAAGTAAATTCAAAGGATATTCAAGAGTACAAGCATTAAGGTTTGTTAGAACTGAATCATTGAGGGCGGCAAGTTATGGTATTGAGCAAAGTGCTTATAAAGTTTATGCCGGTAGAAAACTAATGAAACAATGGGTGACATTTATAGATAATAATACGAGAGATTGGCATACTGACGCTAATAATCAAGTAAAAGAATTTGAAGAAGATTTTGAAGTTGGTGGCGAATATATGAGAAGACCGGGAGAGGGTAGCGGCTTTAATGTAATCAATTGTAGATGCTCGATGATACCATTCCCGCAAGATATTGAAAGCACAATAACATCAATTTAAAATTTATTAAATTTACAGAAAAATAATTATGAGTTTTATTTACAAAGCATCACCTCTAGGAGAGTTAGCGGATTTTGACGAAAAATCTTCTATTGTAAAGGGTTATGGCAGTTATTTTAATAATAAAGATGCCGACAATGATATAATCTTAAGAGGTGCTTATCAAAAAACAATTCAAGAAAATGGCAATAGGGTTAAATACCTATATCAGCATAATATGATGCAACCTATCGGAAAAATGAAAGAATTATACGAAGATGAAAAAGGTTTAATGTTTGTAGCCGAAGTGCCAAAAACACAACTTGGTAAAGATGTAATTGAATTAATGAAAGCCGGAGTAATAACTGAAAATAGTGTAGGAATATTACCTATTGTAAAACAAGACAAAGGCGACTACCGAGAATTAAAAGAAGTTAAGTTGTTTGAGATTTCAGCAGTTACATTAGCTGCTAATGACCAAGCAAAGATAATGGATGTCAAAGGTTCTAATATGATAGAGGATGTTTATAAAAGATATGACAACCTTTGTAAATTAATTCGTAAAGGCAATATCTCAGATGAAATGGGGTATGCTATTGAATCAGAAATATACAAACTAAAATCTTT